TCCTGTTCAGGACCAAAATGAACAGTTACATTAATTAAATACATTAAACTTTATTAAATATTTTACTGTTAATATTTTTTCCTAGTTTGTATATTATATTTATGTTCATACGAATTTGGCGTTCGGTATGGCGAAACCTCAATAAATTTCGTTGGGAAGCTATTTAAGCTTCCCTCTTTTTTTTGCCATTATAAAAACGCCTTCAAAATTTATTAAATAAATAAAAAAGGAGGGATAGATCATGACTGGTAATAATATTAGTGCGAAAGAGATAAAGTTTGTTGAACTTTTTTTGCAAAATAATAATTTAACTAAATCATACAAACAAGTATTTCCTGAGAAAAAATACAAGACCGAACAAGTGTATCGTAATAATGCTTATTTACTTTTAAAAAAGCCAGCGGTGCAGGAATATTATAATGAAGCACTTGAAGAATTAAAGATAATAAATCACATGAGTAAGTTTGAAATATTAACAGCTATTACTGAAATAGCCAGAGATAAAAAATTGGAAGCTTATGTTAGATTAAAAGCCCTCGACCAACTCGCTAAATTGCATGGAATGTATACAGATAATGTTAATATTAGTGGTTCAGTTCCCGTAGTAATTAAGGATGATATCGATGAAAGTTAAAGAAATAAAAATTAGTGAAATTGTTGGTAAAGGATATAATGATTTCTGGAAGTTTAAAGGTAGATATCGTATTTGTAAGGGTTCAAGAGCCAGTAAGAAAAGTTGTGTATGTGCATTATATTATATAACTAAAATGATGCAATATCCAGAAGCTAATTTGTTATGTATCAGAAAAGTATATGCAACTCTGAAGGATTCAGTATTTGCGAATTTTAAATGGGCAGTAAAAAGACTTGGAGTTGAAAAATATTGGTCATTTAAAATCAGTCCATTGGAAATTACTTATATCCCCACTGGACAAAAGATTCTATTTAGGGGATGTGATGATCCACTTAAAATTACATCTATAACAGTAGACACAGGTAAATTATGTTGGGTTCTTATAGAAGAAGCTTTCGAAATTTCTGAAAATGAATTTAATATGATCGACGAAAGTATAAGAGGAAATCTAGATTCTCCAGATTTATGGAAGAATATCACAGCAATTTTTAATCCGTGGTCAGATACTACATTTCTTAAAAGAAGATTTTTTGATACTCCAAATGATGAAAATAAATTTGCAATGACGACTAATTATACTTGCAATGAATTTTTGGATGAAGCTGACTTAGCAATGTTTGAACGAATGAAAGTTGAAAATCCACGAAGATATTCAGTAGCAGGATTAGGAAATTGGGGTGTCGCTGAAGGATTAGTATATGAAAATTGGAATGTTGAAATGTTTGATATTCAAGAAATAGTGAAGAAAAATGGAATAAAAGGTTATTGGGGGTTAGATTTCGGTTATATTGTTGATGAGAGTGCTTTTATTTTTATATTAGCTAGCAGTATCGAGAAGAAGTTATATATATGCGATGAATTTTACAAGAAAGGTTTGACTAATGAACAAATCGCGAAAGAAATAATCAGAAAAGGATATAATAAGGAAATAATTACCGCAGATGCTAGCGAACCCAAATCGATCGATCAATTACGGACACTTGGAATATCTCGTATTAGAGCAGCTCGTAAAGGCCCAGATTCCATTCTACATGGTATCCAAAATATTAGCGATTATAAAATTATTATACATCCTTCCTGCAAGAACTTCTTAGAAGAAATAAGCACATATGCTTGGGACAAAGATAAATTAGGTAATACACTTAATAAACCAGTTGATAAGAAAAATCATCTAATGGATGCAATGAGATATGCTTTGGAAGATCATTTTAAACCCAAAAATTTCTCGTTTTAGTTAAAATTTTCCACAAAAATGCTTACTATACTAAAAAAAAATGTATGGTAGGTGTTTTTTTGTGAGTATAGGGATTTATAGAATAAAGAATCTTAAAAACGGTAAATGCTATATTGGTAAAAGCGAAGTTAATATTGAAGAAAGATGGAAAACACATATAAGAGATTTAAGAAATGATAATCATAGATGTAATAATGGTAAACGTGACAAATTACAATTAGCATGGAATAAGTATAGTGAAGAGAATTTCATATTTGGAGTTATCGAAGAATGTGAAGTAGAACAATGTAATGAACGAGAAATATATTGGATAGCTTATTATGATTCATTTAAACATGGATATAATAATACAGAAGGTGGCGAAGGTATATCAGGATGGAATCATTCAGGAGCAACAAAACAAAAAATATCAGAAGCACGTACTGGTGAAAAACATCCAATGTATGGCAAACAACATTCACCAGAAACAAAACAAAAAATGTCAAAAGCAAGAACAGGTAGACATCATTCACCAGAAACAAGAAAAAAAATGTCAGAAAAAGCTAAATTAAGAACTGGTGAAAAAAATCCAATGTATGGACAAGGTTATAAATTACAAGGTGAAAAAAATCCAATGTATATTCCACGTACTTTAGAAATGATTGAAGATGTAAAAAACAATATGAATTATAAAGATTTTTGTGCTAAATATTCTGTAAGTGTAAGAATTTATTATTCAATCAAAAAAGAACTGGGAGCTTAAATAGCTCCTTTTTTTTTATTATTATAAAAAACACTTGATAATTTATTTTATTATATAAAGACATATTAAGGAGGTAAAACAATGTATGCAATTAATCGAAATATTCAAAAAAATGCGCCATTGACGGAAACAGAAATTATTATTGACCAAATTAAATCGTTTCGTAATAGTGCTGTATATAAAAATATGATCTCTGGTTTGAACTACTACAATGGAAAGCAAGACATATTAAACAAACAACGCTGGGGTATTGGAAGAGATGGCATGCTAATTGTACTAGATAAATTACCCAATAATAAAATAGTCGATAATAAATATGAAGGTGCTATCAATTTAAAACAATCTTATTTAGTGGGAAAACCCATCACTTATAAAAGTAAATTAGGTGTGGATTATGATAATATTTTCAATGCGAAATTTCAACTAATTTTGAACGATTTGGTATACTATATTTTGAATTGTGGGGTAGGCTATATTTATCCGTATATATCAAATGGCGAATTAAAATTTAAAGTATTCGATTCTTCTACGATAATTCCAATGTATGATAATTATGATGAAGAAAATTTAACTGGATTTATTAGAACTATTGAAATAGTTGAAAATATTGCTGGTTATAATACAAAAGCTGAGATAGTTGAATATTATACTATCAATGGCATGAAGAAATATAAATATCAAAATACTACATTACAGTTTATTGAAGAAATTCCTTATGTGACAAGAGGTAATAAGGCTTTATCGTGGGGAAAAATTCCTTTAATACAGTTTAAATACAATAAAGAAAATATTCCACTTATTTCTAATGTTAAAAGTATTCAAGACGCTATAAATACTACTATTAGCACATTTCAAGATATGCTTCAGCAAAATTTAAACAATACCATCTTAGTGTTAAAAGATTACGATGGTACTGACTTAGGTGAATTTAGGCAAAATCTCAATCAATTTGGTTCTGTAAAAGTAATGGGTTCTGGTGACCTCTCAACACTCCAGATTGAATTAAATAAAGAAAACTATGAAAGTATATTAGGTATATTTAAACAAATGTTTATAAAGAATGCTAAAATGGTAGATTTTGATACATTACATGCTGGACAATTAACTAATTTGAATATACAATCTTTATTTTTAGAACTTGAAAATGACACCCAAAAAATTGAAATGTATACTAAATCGTCATTGGAGGAACTAACTTATTTTGTAAATGTATTTACTGGTAAGAATGATGTAATTGATTTCATGTTCAATAAGGACCAATTATTTAGCGAAACAGAAGTTATCAATAATTGTCGTAATAGTGTTGGTATTATCAGTAACGAAACAATAGTTAATAATCATCCTTGGGTAAATAATTTTGAAGAAGAACTTGAGAAGGTTAAGAAGGAACAAGAGACAGAGATCGATAAATATTTAAATACGAATGAAGAAGCTTAAAAATGCTTCTTCTTTCATTAAAGAGGTGATATTATGCAAAACAAAGATTATTGGGAACAAAGATTTATTCAAGTTACTCTCGAACAGGAAAAACAAGCTATAAAAGTGATAAAAGAAGTTGAACTGTACTATAATGAAGCTTTAGATGAAATAGAACGAGACCTCACAAAATGGTATGTTAGATATATGAATGCTGAAGGTATAGTAGATATTCATGAAGCAAAGAAAAACCTCTCTAAAAGTGAATTAAGTATGTTTAAACAAAATGTGGAACAATATATAGAGTTAGGTGAAAAAAATGCAATGCACGGCGGATATATGAATATATTAGAGGCTGCTTCTGCTCGCGTGCATATCAGTAGATTAGATGCTATAAAATTGCAAATAAAAAATCATTTAGAACTTATGACTGCTAAATCAGAAATTAAAATTAAAGATTTATTAACAAACATATATACAGATGGATATTATAAAACCGCTTATGAAATAGATAAAGGTTTAAATGTTGTTGTAAATTTTGATAAATTAGATTTAAATAAAGTTAATAAAATTATTTCACGTCCTTGGAATGGCTTTAATTTTTCAGATAGGGTATGGAATAGTAAAGATAAGTTAGTATCCACATTGCATAAAAAATTAACCCAGAATGTTATTGTAGGGACACCAGTAAAGAATATAGTGAAAGATATTAGACATGAGTTTGGAGTTAGTAAGAATGCAGCTGAAAGATTAGTATTAACCGAACAAGCTTATTTTAGTAATTTAAGCCGAAAAGATTGTTTATTAGATTTGGGTTGTGAAAGATATCAGATAGTTGCAACATTGGATTCAAGAACTTCTCGTATTTGTCAGGATATGGACAATCAAATAATAGAAGCATCTGATGCAAAAGTAGGCGAAACACTTCCTCCATTTCATCCACGATGTCGAAGTACTTTTGTTCCTTATTACAAAAATTTGCAAGCCGAACGATTTGCAAGAAATAAAAATGGAGCTGATTTAGTTGATAATATGAACTATGCTGAATGGAAACAAAAATATATAGAAAAAGCTTAGTAACAAAAAGTGGTTATTTTGTTTGTCCCACCTATATTATATATATAGGTAAGTACCACTTTTTATTCAAAAAACAGCCCTAAACAAAAATTAAGGGACAAAAAATGAATAATTTGTGGTACCCACCTATATATATATATTATAGGTAAGTACCACTTTTTATTCAAAAAACAGCCCTAAGCAGAACAAACAGACAAACACACACATGTTCTACAGTAAGGGCTTTCATTTTTTTGAACACCAATAATACACCATAAAAATCCTTGTAAGTATTACTAGAATAACATTTCATAAAATAATACACCTTGAACACCTTTTTCTAAATTCTCTCTCGAGAGCATGTGCTTCTTCTTCTATTATATATATATATATATTTATATTTAAATAAATAAAAAAAGGTGTTCAAAGTGTTATCAGAAACCCGTACCGGTATCAATCACTACCATTACCGCATAATACACCACTGCCCAAAAAAGTGTTATATGGTGTATTATAGTATTCAAAAAATTAAATTGTTATATTTATCCTCTGTAATTATATTTAAGTATTAAATAATCTCTTTCGTGTCATACACGTAAAAAAATGTAAGGAGAATTAANATGAANAAAGAAGAATTGATCGCATTAGGACTAACAGAAGAATTAGCCGACAAAATGATAGCAAAATATNAAAACATGATTCCTAAGAATCGCTTCGATACAGTTAATGAAAAACTAAAAAAAGCAGAAGCTGATTTGAAAGAGAGAGACGCTCAAATTGAAGGACTTAAAAATGCAGACATAAATATTGAAGAAATGAAAAAACAGATTGAAGCGCTACAATTAGAAAATAAAACAAAAGATGAAGAATATCAAGCTAATTTGAAAAAAATGAAAATTGA